TGATGCGGCAGCTGCAGCCGCGACCCAGGCATCGGCTGCGGCCCTGTCCAGCGCGGCGGCAGGCGTAACCGCCGGCGCTACCGCCGTGGCCACGAGCGCAACCGCACTCAGCACCTCGGGGGCAGGCCTGATCAGCGGTGCGGGAGCGGTGACGGCCGCAGCAATCCAGATGCAGTCGGCAGCGGCAGCGATGGCCGCCGCAAACGCGATCGGCGCCGCTTCCAGCTTCGCCGTCGGCGGTTACACCGGTCCCGGCGGCAAGTATCAACCCGTAGGCATTGTTCATGCTGGCGAGTTCGTCCATCGCCAGGAGGTCGTCCGCCAGCCAGGCGCGTTGGCATTCCTCTCGGCCTTCAACCAGGTCGGCATGGCCGCTATCGACCGCTGGCGCGGCTATGCCGAGGGCGGTGTGGTCACGCCGATGGTCGCCAGCACTCCCGTTTTCAGTGCCGCGACGCCCGCGCTATCGGCGGCGGCGATGCAGTTGGGTCTACGCGTAATCAACCAGGTGTCGCCGGACCTTCTTGATCAGTATCTGGACGACCCCGGTAGCGACACCACCGTCATCAACAAGATCAGCCGCAACTCCGCAGCGATCCGCCAAGTATTGGGACTCTGAGCATGCCCTGGGCAACCGACACCGCAGCCAACATCACCGACCTCATGGCCCGCCTGCGGGACTTCCTGACCGCCAACGCGGCCCTCGTAGCCGCGAACCAGCAGTGGCAGGTCGTGGGCGGCGTGGCCAGCGGACCGATCGCGGCCAACGATTTCGTGTCGCTCAAGGGTCGTGGACTTGCCGGCGAGGATGAGACCTACCTGACGCTTCAGGCATGGGTGGTGCCGGCCAGCAACTACTACAACATGCGCGTGCGTGGTCACACGGCGTACAACCCGGACCTTCCGGGTATCACCCAGCCTGGAGCCAACTCCAATTTCGTGTCGATCTTGGGTGTCAACTCACCGATCAAGTACTGGTTCATCGCCAATGGTCGTTGCTTCAAGGTGATCACCCGCATCAATGGCCGCTACGACGCTCTGTACGCGGGGTTCATCTTGCCTGAGCATCTGCCCGGCGACTGGAGCTACCCGCTCTTCATCGGCGGTTCCTACCTGGGCAGCAACGGATTGGCCTCGCTCGACACCTACGAGCATTCCAACTTCTGGAACGCGGTTGCGGCCGCTCGGGATAACGCGGCTCTGAGCCAGGCCTACCTTTTCACGCCCATGCAGGCGTGGCTGCCGGTTCGTAACGGATACACCACCACAAACATCGCCACTGGGCGCATCACCATGCCCTGGAACCCGAATGTGGGTAATCAGAACGTCCGCAGCTGCCTGGACGGTCAGCGTTGGCTGCAGCGTGGTCAGCTGATGGCGGTCGGCTGGGAGTCGGGCAACCCCGATCGCGGCTCGCGCGTTTCCGAAGTGCCGGAGGGTGGGCAGTTCTACGGCAGCTTCGACGGCGTCTTCTACACACCGGCCTTCGGCGCCACTGCCGAGCAGATCTCCACTGTGAACAGCGTGGATCACCTGCTCATCCCCAACGTGTACCGAACCGGCGACGGCCAGTACGCCGCATTTGCCCTGGAGTGAGACATGGCATACGCCGAGTTCAACAACGTACCGAACGTGCAGACCTTGATCGACCAGGTTCTCCAGTTCGCCCAAGCGAACGGCTGGACGGTCGAGCGCAACAATCTGGTCGGCGCGAACCGCACGGCCACGCTTCGCATTCCGGGCGTCTCCGACTATGTCCACCTGTTCAACACTGACCAGCTGAGCCTGAAATCTCGCCTGTCGATCGGCTATGACGGGAACGCAACGCCGTCCGCCCAGCCGCTGGTGTCCCCCCGCGACGTCTCGACATTCGAGCTGGTCGGGCCGTTCCCCCGGCTGAAGCTGTTCGCCAACGGCAACTCGATCCACATCGCCATCGCGCAGGCGGTCGCCGGCGAGTACCGCCATCACACCTTCGGCGTCCTTGAGAAAGCTGGCGACTATGCGGGCGGAACCTACGTTGACGGCACCTATTGGGCGCGCACGGGCAGTTGGAGCGGAATGCTGGCCCAGAACGGCAACAACGTTGTGCCCTTCGGCCACAACACCAGCAACACCGGCTGCGGCCATGTGCGCGCCGATTCAACTGAGGATGGCCGCACCAACAGCTATCACATGCTGTGCAACTACTACGGAAGCACCCTGGGTGTCGAAGGCCAGGCAGGCAGCGGTATCGGCAGCATCTACCAGTCCACCACCTCCGCCAGCTACGACAGCATGTGGTTGGGCTATGCCCTTGCCGGCTGCGACGAGAACACGTTCTCCGGCCGCAGCGTCTTTCATCCGATCCAGCTGTGCGTCCGCCGCGCCGGCACCGGCGTCTACCTTTCGCCGATCGGGCGGGTGTCCGGGCTTCGTGCCTGCTACATGGAAAAGCTGGAGCCCGAGATGGAGGTGACGATCGGGGGCGACACGTGGGTGGTGTTTCCGTGGGTGCGGAAGCTGGCAATGAGTTCCACGACCAATGCGCCGCCGGCCACTGGCAACTATGGCTGGGCGGTGAAGAAGTCCTGATGGCCATCATCTTCTCCACCCAGAGCAGCACCGGGCCGAACTGGCGCAGCGTCAATCTGGCGACGCCGCGCACCCGCATTCCCCTGCAGTTCCGAGCGGCGGCCGCAAGGCTGGGCTTCTACACGGGTGCGAGCAGGGAATCGGCTATCGAGGTGCCCGAGCAGCGATCGAGCGGTCCTCAGCAGCGAACTTCTTTCGACGACTGGTACCACCGCATCCATGTGCTGCCGCTGCGCATTGACCTGGGCAACCTGGTCACCAATCAGGTCCGGTACGTTCAGATCTGGAACGCGTTCCTGCAGCAGCAGACGCTGTCGTCCGTGTCGCTGGAGAATGGTGACGGCGTCGAACTGGTGGGGCCTGGCGCGCCGCCCCTTGCCTTCGCGCCGCTGCAGCTGCGGCGTTGGCAGTTGTCGATTACCACCGAAGGGCCTCCCGTCATCGCCGCCACGCTGTCTTACGACTTCGTGGCCCTGGGCCAGCGCACTGTCACGATTACCGGAAACCGCATGTCGGCGTGGATGCTGCCGCCGGATTGGTCCCGGCCGGTGGCAGAAACCCTGGCCTGGCTGACCGATGTCCAGCAGTCCACTGATGGCAGCGAAGCACGTTTCCCGCTGCGTGCTTCCCCGCGACGGTCGTGGGAGTTCAGCGTCCTCGCCGATCGGCGCGAGCGCCAAGTCCTGGAGCATGCGCTGTTCGACTGGTCGGCTCGCACCTGGGCGCTGCCGGTTTGGAACGACGTGTCCTGGCTCGGGGCCAACCTGGCATTGGGCGTGCAGTCCATCCCGGTGCAGGGCGCCAGCCAGCGCGACTACCGGCCCGGCGGGCTGGCCATGCTCTGGAAGGACGTGACCACCTACGAGCTGGTTGAGGTGTCGGAGATCACGGCCGATGGCCTGCAGCTGGCCCGACCCACGGCCAACGCCTGGGCACCTGGTACCCGCGTACTGCCCTGCAGGACCGCCCGCATGGCCGAGACCCCAAGCCTGGAGCGGGTGACCGACCAGGTCATGCGTTCCACCGTGCGCCTGGCTGCAGTAGAAACCTGCGATTGGCCGGCAGCTCCGCCGGCGGCGACCTATCGCGGTCGCCCTGTGCTGGAGCAGCGTCCCGATCTGGACCAGGCACAGACGGCCGAGTTTGGGCGGCAGCTGGTGGTGATCGATGGCGACATCGGTCCTGTTTCGGTAGATGACATCAGCGGCAAAGCCTGGCCGCTGCAGTCACATGCCTGGCAGACGTGGGGTCGCGCAGAACAGGCCAACCTTCGTAGCCTGCTGTACTGGTTGCAGGGCCGTGCGGCCGCGCTGTGGGTGCCGTCCTGGGCGGATGATCTGGAGCTGGTCGAGCCATCCCTGACCACCTCCAGCGGCATCGTGGTTGCCTGGGCAGGCGTGGCCCGCTTCGGGCGCGCACAGGCCGGCCGCCGCCATCTGCGCATCGAGCTGTTCAGTGGACAGGTGCTGTATCGGCAGCTGGTTGAAGCCACCGAGCTGGACTCGCAGCGCGAGTTCCTGCAGCTGGACGTGCCGCACGGTATCGCCCTGCAGCCCAGCACCATTCGTCTCATCAGCTGGATGGTGCTGGCCCGCCTCAGCTCCGACACCGTGGAGCTATCCCATGAGACCGACGGAGAGGGCGTAGCACGTTGCCGCGTGTCCTTCGCCGGCATCGGCGCCGAGGAGAGCGAGCCGTGAGCCTGTTCTCTCGCCACGTCGAGCTGTATGAGTTTGGGCGCGGTTCCCAGCGCTGGCGCTACACCTCCAGCGATCGGGTCGAGACCTACGATTCGCAGCTATTCACCCCCGAGGCAATCAAGCGCGGCCGCATCGGTCAGTCGGCCCAAGAAGCCAGGTCGAATCTGGAGCTGACCGTGCCCTTGTCGCTGCCGCTGGCATCGGTGCTGCGTCCTTACACCCCGACCGAGCGCATCATCGTTCGGTGGCGCAGGGTGCGGAAGAGC